GGGCCGTCACCGGGGCCGCGGGGGGCGGCTCCACGAACGGCAGGGCGTCGCCGTCGAACGGGGTCGCGTCGGGGGCCTTGGTCGCCTTCGCCATGTCGGGACTCGGGGTCGCGTCGGGGGCCTTGGTCGCCTTCGCCATGTCGGGACTCGCTTCACGGTGGGGGAGTTGGGCGGGCCGCCCCGGGTCAGGCCCGGCTGGCGACCGCGCGGCGGGGGTCCTTCCACTGGGCCACGCCGCGGAGGTCCGCCTTGACGTACATCACCACCCCGCGGTCGATCATGTCGACCTGGTTGGGGGCGGCCGTCTGGGTCCGCAGCGGCCAGTTCTGGACCCACACCAGCGTCTTGGCCCCGCGCTCGAACATCCACCACGCCTTGCCGGCGTTGGTCGCCGACAGGTTGAGGCCGGTCGAGTCGGTGCAGCGCTGGTAGACCAGCGGGCTCTCCAGAACCTGGAACTGCCCCTTGTACGCCGGGTCGCTGACGTTGATCTGCTGCGTGCCCGAGGTCGCCCCGGGGGCGTCGCGGAGCTGGTACGTCTGGGCGGTCGGGCCGAAGATCGCGTTGGCGGTCCGGACTTTCTCGCGGTTCAGCAGCACCGTGTTCGGCCGGATCAGGATGCGGGTCCCCGTCTCGGGGTCGACCATGTCCCGGAACTTGATCAGGCACGACTGGACGTTGTCCTCGTGGAGCAGCTCGTTGCCCGACGAGATGTAGTTGTCGTACAGGGCGCCGCCGGCCACGTAGGTGGTGTAGTTGGTGCCCTTGTAGTTGTAGCTGTTCGTGACCCCGATGAGCGCGTCGATGATGTCCAGCTCGCGGGCGTACCCGAGCCACTCGCCGACGCCCGGGGCCCCGCAGTGCTCGGCGAGCTGCCCGCCGGTCAGGTCGAGGAACAGGGCCTCCTGCGTCACCTCGGCGCTCAGGGCCTTCTCGATCGTCCGGGGCTGGGTGATCCACCGCTCCGTGACCCCGACCCGCTTCGTCGGCATCCCGGGGAGCCGCTCCTCGGCGACGTTGCCGAGCCGGCTGACCCCGATCGTCTTCCGCCCCTCGAACTGCTTGCTGGGCTCGGGCGGGGCGAGCTGGTCGCCGATGAACTCGGGGCTCTCGTAGGCCGCCAGGATCGACGCCTCGAGGAGGCCCGACGTCACGGCCGTGAACGCGTTGATGTTGGCGAACGCGCTGGCCTGGACGCTGCCCGCCCCGCTGTCCTCGAGCAGGGACCGGGTCCACTGCTCGGCCTCGCTGGACTCCAGCAGCTCCCGCATGGCGAGGTACTGCCCGATCTTCTTGAGGTTCGGCCCCTCGCCGATGGTCGCCTCCAGGAGGCCCCGGACGCTGACCTCGTCCGGGGACAGCCGGGCGACCTCGCGGCCGGATGCGTCCACGGGGTTCCGCAGGGTCCGGCGGCCGTTGACCCCGGTGTGGAAGCGGCCCTGCGCGTCGGTGGTCCCGAGCAGGTGCGTCACCCGCCGGCCGAACTCCCGGGCGTCGCCGTTGCACTGGCTCTCCAGCAGCTGGCGGAAACCGGTCCTGTTGATCACGGCGAACCCCCGAGGTTGAGCGTGGACGGTCGTTCTGGGCACTGGCGCGGCCGCGTCGTTACGCGGCCGCGCCCTTGACCACGGCGAAGTTCAGCACCAGCGCCTCCGACAGCGACCCGGCGGACAGGTTGGTGACCGTGATCTCGCAGGAGCCGGCGGCCACGGCGGTGACGCCGACGGCGTAGGCCGCGGACGTGCCGCCGGTCGCGACGTTCACGAGGACGGCGTCCGTGGCCCGGATGGTCGAGTTGGTCAGCGTGAAGGCGACCTCGGTCGCGGCCCCGAGGGCCGCCCCGTTCATGGTGATCTGGCCGGTCAGCTTGTTGAGCGTGACGCCGGTGCTCTTGCTGCTGGCCTGCGTGACGGTGCCGCCGAGGCCCGCGAGGTAGCCCTGGGCCGGCCCCGCGATCGCCCGGAACCAGCCGTACTGGAACGCGGACAGGAACGCCCGGACCTTCGTGACGGCGGTCGGCTCGCGCTTCGTGCAGAAGCCGATGGCGAGCGCGGGGTCCGTCACCTTGATGACCGTCTGGGCGTAGTTCAGCGGGGTCGCGGCGCGGGCGACGCCGATCAGGTCGCCGAACTCCCAGGCGGCCGACGCGCAGTCGCAGTCGAAGATGCCCTCGGCGACCACCAGCCGGTCGGACGGTCCGGTCGGCAGGCTGGCCACCGTCGTCACGGCGGTCTCGGTCGCGAGCCGCTGGTCGGCCGCGACGCCGGCGAAGATGGGCGTGAAGTCGGCCTGGTTGCCGGCGAGCGAGCCCGTGTCGGACCGCGACGTCGCCGGCTTGGCGAACTTCGCCGAGTTGTCCCAGTACAGCAGATCGCCGACGGCGACGGCCAGCGACGCCGCGAACGGCATCCGGAAGCAGCGACGCTCGGCAACGGTGACTTCGGTGATGGCCATCGGCGCGGCTCCAGGGTGCGGGCTGTCAGGGCGGGCGGTGCGGGCGGGCGTCAGCCCCGGAGGGCGGCCAGGTCGGCGGCGGCGTCGACGGTCGGGGCCTTGCCGGACTTGCCCCCGGCGGCGCCGGACCGCGGCGGCGTGGGCGCGAACTTCTTGGGCCCGCCGCCGGCCCGGAACGACTCGATCAGCTCGCGGCGGGACTTGTCGTCCGGCAGGCCGATCAGGGCCGACAGCTGCACGCCCTTGGGGGCGAAGTCGAGCGACTCGCACAGGTTCCGGACGGCGTCCTTGGTGCGGAGCCGCTCCAGCTCGACCGACTCCTTCTTGTCGCTCGCGTCGGGCTTCTCCTCGGGGGGGTCGGCGGGTTCGTCCAGCTCGTCGCCGTCGGGCTCGGCGTCGCCGGTCAGCTTCGCGTGGGCCTTGACGTAGCGGGCGATCTTCTTGCAGGCCGTCTCCGCGTCCCCGGACTCCTTGTAGGACCCGAGGATGGCCGTGATGGCGTCCTGGAAGCCGGCCCAGAGCTTGTCCTCGGGCTCCGCGCCGTCGGCCGGCGGGGCGTCCATCGGCGCGGCGGCCGCCTCGGACATGTACTCGTCCTCCAGCAACACCCGGAGGAGCTTCTCGCGGCCGGTCTTGCCCAGGATGGCGCCGGCGTAGGACTCCAGGAGCGAGCGGCGGGTGACGGCGTTGTCCACGTTCACGGACTCCCAGAGGGTGCGGCTGGTCGCCGCTCTGCTCCCGTCGACGAGGTCCACCGACCGGACCAGCGCGAGGCGGGAGATTACGAGACGGCCGGTTTTCGGGTCGACTCGCTCCGCGCTGAGCGGGCTGGCGGCGTTGTGGCTGAACCCGTAGACGCCCAGCCGCCGCTCGACGTCCTCGGCGACCGACTCGGCCATCTCGTGGGTCCGCAGGTAGTGCAGGTCTCCCCGAATGACCGGGAGGCCGGCCTCGTCGGTCTCGACCCGCACGTTCCGAATCTTGCCCAGCACGGACTCGGCCGGCCTCTCGACGTTGGGGCGGGCCCGGTCCGCCGGGTGGTTCACCCGGACGGAGACGCCCTCGTACATCGGGAGGGCCGACTCCATGCACTCGCGGGTGTAGACGCGGTTGTTCTCGCTGACCGACCCCAGCACACGAACGCCGTAGATGACGCCATGGTCGCGGTCGATCCGGAGCGCCGGGCCGCCCGCGTCGGCCTGGACGAACTCCAGGAGGTCGCGGCGGCGGGCGAATGGCCGGGGCTTGGCGGGTGCGGTCGGCATGCCCCGAACGTACCGGGGTGACCGTGGCCCGGTCGACCCGCCCCCTTTTCTCGCTTTCCTCGCTTTTCTCTCGCAGATATGTCCGGCGCGAAAACGCCTGGATTTCAAGGCGATGAGGGGCTTATCTCGCTTATCTCGCTTATCTCGCACTTCCTGGAGACATGCTCTCACTTATTGAGGCTACACCTCAATTTTACACAAACGTATTGCTAATAGTTAGAGCTTTTGGGTTGACCTGCGCGGAGGGCTGTCATCCGTCGTCGAGCATCCCGAGGATTTCGGCGGCGGACTCCCGGTCGTCGTCGGCGAACGCCTGGACCAGGGCCAGCATCAGGACTCGCGGGTCGGCCGGGGCGTCGTCGAGGTCGATGGAGTCGCCGGGATCGTCGGGCGAAGCCAGGGCCTCGCCGGCCGTTTCGATGGCGTCGGGGTCGCCGGAGTCCAGGGCGTCGAGGTAGGCGGCCAGAGGATTCACGCGGCACCCGCTTTCGCCCGGCGGGCGGCGACGTACCGCGCCAGGGCCTGCATGTTGGGGGAGTCGTCAGCGAGGTCGAAGTGCATCGCCATCGACCGCCCGCCCGCCTTCCACGCCTCCGGCCCGCCCGGGACGCTCATCAGCTTCAGGACGCTGCGGCTGTCGCCCATCCCGCCCCGGACGTCGGCCGGGAGCTTCTGGAAGACCGCCTTGGGGATCGTGCCGTCGTACCCGAGCTTCGGCCACGTCGTGTAGCCGTTGAACTGCGACCCGGGCCGGCCCGCGGCGTAGGTGACGATTTTGTTGACTCCCAAAGCCTTCAGGGCCTTGACCTGATTCACGAACACGTCCGTCCCGGTCAGGCCGCCGGCCTCTGGGGCGTCCTTGTTCCACTCGAAGTGGTCGTTCTTGCACACCACCTGTTTGCCGCGGCGGTAGAACTGCCGGAGCGACCCGCCGGCCCCGCTGTTGGCCCGGATCGTCAAGACGCCGTCCTTGTCGAGCACCGCGTTCACGTCCGCCCCGTTCGTGGCGTTGGCGGCCGCCCACACGTCCGCCGGCTTGCGGCCCGGGAACAGCTCGGCCATCGCGGCGGACGCCTCGGGGCTCACGGCCGCCTTGCTCACCTTCGGCAGGACGGGCGGGCCGTCGGTGGCCGGGGGCTGGCCGCGGCCCGCCCGAATCTGCTCCAGCAGACGGCCAGCGAGCTGGGCCTTCGTCCCGCCGGCCTTCGTCCGGAGGTCGCGGGCCATCGCCTGCAACTTGTCCTTGGTGAGCGTCTGGAGGTGCCCGGCGAGCTTTTTCAGCCCGGCCGGCGTCACCTTCGAGGGGTCGGCGACGGCCGCGGACACGGCGGCCTCGACGTCGGCGTGGGCGGTCCTCCTGGCGTCGACGTGGGCCGCCTTGGTCCGCTTCCCGTTGACGTAGTGGTAGGTGCGGCCCGACTTGTCCTTGACCGTGCCGGTAAACCCCTCGAGCAACTCCCGCAGCCCGTCGCCGCCCTCCCCCTCCAGGCTTTCCAGGACGGCCAGCGGGTCGCCACCGTCCTCCTCACCCTGGTCGACTCCGCCGGCCTGCTGGCCGTTCGGCAACGGTTGCGGCGCGGCCGGCTGAGGCTTCATCGCCTCCCACGCTTTGAGGTCCGCGGCGATCTGCTCCGGGTCGCGGGCTTGCGACTGCATGAACCGCTGCGGGCTGTCCACGCCGGCCTCGATCTCCGACAGGGCCCGCTGGCTCTCCTCCTGCTTGTTCCGCGTCTCCGGGCTCGGGGCCTCGACGAGGAGGTCCACCTCCCGCGTGATCTCGTCCCAGGTCCAGGCCCGGCCGTCCGCGACGAACCCCCGCGTCCGCACCCAGTGTTCGAGCGCGGCCCAGACGGGCTTGCGGAACGCCCGGGTGTACCGTTTCTGCTCCTGCAGCACCCGCCGCACGAACGGCGACTCGGCGGAGAGGTCCTGCGGCAGGTTGTTGGAGGAGGCGTTGGCGGAGATGAGCCACTCGAACCCGTTCCAGCGGGACACCGCCCCCCGCTGGCACGCCTGCAGGATCGAGAGGTGAGCCTCGGCGTGGGTCGGGCCGGGGCCGTCGACGTACCGCTGCCCCTTGGGAATGTCGAGCCCCTCGGTCCGCCGCCACCGCCGGGCGCCGGACGTCTGGCCGGTGAGCGGGTCCTGGACCGTGTAGTCCGCCTCGGCGTCCCGGAACGCCTGGACGTCCTCCTGGACGGCGGACTCGTGCTCCATCACGTATTCAATGCTGGCCTGCTTGGCCGACGTCCCCCCGAGGGACAACCGCAGCCGGCCAGCCGTGGCGAGCACGTCGTAGGCCTGGAAGGTGAAGTCGGGAAGGCCGCGCTTCTGGTTGCGGCGGCCGTTCCGGCGGAAGTGGGTGACCAGCTCGGGCTCGACCTCGTCCCCCTCGCTCGGGGAGTCGCCGTACTGGATCCAGTACGCGAGCGGCTGCTGGACGTCGCGCGGGTCGGTGCAGACGCCGTAGAGCCAGTCGTAGTAGTTGCTGCCCGGGGGCTGCGTCAGCTGCTCGGGCTCGACCAGCCGGAACTCGGTCGTCCCGTCGTCCTGGGGGTGGTTCCGGATCAGGAACTCCCCGTCCTCCAGGGACCGCCAGAACGCCTCCACCTCCACGCCGGGCTGGCCCGACCCCTCCCAGTCGTTCGCCTCCAGGATGTCGTCCACGACGCCCTGGAGCTTCCGCACGAACTGGTCGGTGACCGGGGACTCGCGGTCGGTCTTCGCGATGCGGTAGGTGTACCCCGACCCGATGACGTAGGCCGAGACGCCGCTGACCAGGGCGATCGCGTCGAGGGCGGTGGCGCAGAGGATGCGGGACGGGGCGCGGAGCAGGGCGAGTTCCTGCTCGGTCTGGTGGATCGGCCAGTCCTTGCCGTACCGCCGGTTCCAGTACGCCGCGGGGCCGGTGAACACCGGGTCCCCGGTGCGGCCCTGGCGGGCGACGTCGAGCATCTCGGCGTAGGGCGTGACCCAGTCGAGGGAGATCGACTCGGTGAGCTGCCGCTGGGTGCGGCGCTCCACGACGCTCAGGCGGGCGGACCTGATCCGCTCCACCGCCAGCCGGTTGGCCAGACGGATGCGTTCGAGGTCCTCGGCGGTCGGCTCGGCGTCGCGCGGCTCGTGCATGGTCGGGCGAGCCTACGGCCGCCCGCTCAGGCCGGTCGACCGGCCGGACGCGGCCGCCCGTTCCACAGCTTCACCGCCAGGCGGATGAGTTGCTCGAGAGCGTCCGGCCCGTCGTCGTGGTCGCCGACCGGGAACGTCTGGAGCTGCTGCACCAGGAGGCGGGTGCCCGGCGTGTCCCGGAACCGGAACAGGCCCGACGACAGGTAGGGCGTCAGCCGCCGCACCCGCACCTCCTTCGGCACGTTCGCGGTCAGCATCTTGTAGAGCGGGAGCTGGATGCCGGCGGCCCTGGACTGGACGATGAACTCGTTGGCGAGCAACTCCTGGAACTGGTCGCTCTCGCACCCCAGCCCGTCGAGCCGCCCGCCGGTGTCCCGCTCGAACCGGGCCGCGAGCCGGATGCCGTCGGTGACGATCTGCGTCGTCGGCCGGCGGTCGAGGTCGGCCTCCACCCAGATGATTCCCGAGCGATCCCGGGCGCCGAACACGACGGCGCTGTAGTCCCCCTCCCGGGCGGACCGGCCCTTGCTCGGGTCGATGGCCCCCACCCGCAATTGGAACTGGTCGGGGTGCGGGTAGTGGGGGAACCACAGGCTCTCGGGGAACCAGGCCGCGGGCCACTCGGCGCCTTCCATCTCGACGAACTCCCCGCCAAGCTCCTGCCGGGCGAACTGCGGGCTGTACTGCGACTGGAGGGACGCGGCGAACTCGGCCGGGAGGAACGGGTTGTCGTGGGTCCGGCAGCGGAACAGGGCGGTGTTCGGCTTCCCCCGGGCGAACACGTCGTAGGTCCAGTGGAGCGGGCCCTTGGGCGTGAAGCAGGCCCGCAGGAACCCCTGCTCCCCCTTCTGCCGCAGCCGACCGATGAGGATGTCGTACACGTCCCGGCCGACGATGCTGGCCTCGTCGAGGCAGACGCCGGACAGGTTCGGCCCGCGCAGGTGGTCGGGGCTGTCGGCCGACCGGAACAGGATTTCCGCCCCGCTCCGGACCAGCGTGACGCGGTTCTCGCTGCGGTTGAACTGGGTGGGCACGCCGAGCCGCTCCGTCAGCTCGAAGAAGCTCCGCATGGTCGCGTCCCGGAGGACCGGATACGTCGGCGCGGCGATCATGTACAGCCGGCCCGCCCTCGCCCGCCTGAGCAGGTCGTAGCAGAGGATGAACGACTTGCCCGACCCGATCCCGCCGGTGAACGCGGTGTACAGCTGGTCGCAGGCGAGGTACTCGGCCTGCGTCGGGTGGAGCAGCACGCGGACCGGGGAGCTAGCTGCCGCCATCGGCCTCGCCCATCGCCAGCAGCCTCGCGGCCTCCTCGCGGGTCCGCACGAGGACCTCGACCACGGGCCGCACGTCCGTCTCCACCTTCAGCTTGTCGGTGAACATTCCGAGGTGCTTCCCCAGCAGCTCAAGGGACCGGTTCGCCACCGCCCCCTCGTACTGGTACTCCCCGGTCGGGTTGCCGTCCCGGTCCAGCACGGCGACCGCCTGCAACGCCCGCTCGGCGTTCTCCCGCAGCCGGTCGAGCACCCACTGCTGCGACAGCTCGGCCTTCTGCGCGGTCTTCTTCTGCCCCGCCTGGATGGCCGCCTGGACGTCTACATTTGACAGCAGACGGGAGCCCTCCCGGTTGGCGGTGTTCGCCGCGTACCCGGCCCGAATCGCGGCTTGCGTCGCGTTCAGGTCGATCAGGTACTCCTGGACGAATCGCTCCTGCCTGGGCGTCACGCTGGCACCTGGTCCTGCTGGCCGAACAGTTGGTAGCCGTCCCGGTAGCGGGCGGCGAGAGCCTCGACCCGGGCCGCCCGCTCCGCCGGCAAGGGTTCGACCGGCTCCCGCATCGCGGCCGCCTGCCGCGGGGCGACGATCTGCAGGAGGGCCGTCAGCCCGCCCCAGCAGACCAGCGCGGCCACGTCGCCGGTCCCCTGCTGCTCCACCAGCCGGCCGTCCGCGAAAGCCGCGTCGATCCGGTCGAGGACCCCCTCCTCGATCATCCCGGCCGCCAGCTCGAACGCGGGCGACCCGGGGACCTCGGCCAGGCTGGCGAACTGCTGGGCGTACTCGAGGACGGCGTCCTCCCGCCGGCGCAGAGCAGCGCTGATCCGGGCCGCACACGTCGACCCGGGCCGCGGCGCCCGGGGCTCGCCGTCGGGGCCGACGCCCCGCTCCAGTCGGGCGATCTGGGCGCGGTCCACGTCCAGCTCGGCGGCCAGGTCGTCGACCGACAGGCGGAGCGCCTCCCGCCGCTGCCGGAGGTCGGGGCGGGCCCACGGCGAGGTGATCTCGGCCTTGTTCGCGGGGGCCTCGCCCTTCAGGAACTGGTGGTCCAAATTCCTCACGCCGGCCTCCCGTGGGCCTCGGCCGCCTCCCGGTCCGCGCGGGAGAGCGCGTCCCACCCGCCGTGCGTGACGAAGTTGACCCCGCTGCAGACGCGGCAGGGGCCGGCGTGCTCCCCCCTGTCGTCGAGCCTGGGGCAGACGCACCGGTACAGGACGATCTTGATCCGGTCGTCCACCGCGCGAAGCGTCGGGGCCTCGGCGGCAACGCTGGGGTTCTGGAGGACGGCCCCGATCAGGTCGTGGACCAGCCGGGTGGCGGTCCGGCCCCACTCCTGGTTCAGGTTCCACGTCGGGACGAGCGGGGCCGGGACCGGCCGGCCGAGGTCGTCGCGGACCACCGCGGGGGCCGCCTCGGCCGCGGCCGGCTTCCGGGCCTGGGCGATGGCGGCCCGGACGCTGGCCGCGGTGACGTGCTCGCCGGCGGCGGCGCGGGCCAGCGACGACTCGCGGACCGGCTCGGGGACGTCCTCGCGCACGAGGACGTAAAGCGCCGTCGGGTCGAGGTGGTCGAGCGTCTCCGACTCGACCCCGCCGAACGCCGCCGCGACGGCCTGCATCGCCGAGGCGGTCCGCGCGGAGAACGGCAGGGCGTGCGCGACCCAGGCGAGGTAGTAGCCGGAGCCGAGCCTGGCCTTGACCTCGGCGATGATCCGGCCGGCCTCGATCACCGACCGGGCCGTCACGCGGAAAAGGCGGTGCAACTCGTCGGTGCGGCCGGCGAGCCACTCGCGGTCGCCGACGGCGAGCCCCTCGGCCGGGTCGGTGCAAACGAGCGTGCCCTGAGGCATGGTCTGGGCGTCCTCTGCAGGCGGTGGGCTGACGTTTCACCCATCATACCGGGTGGACGCATGAACAGGAGGCGGAAACAGGACAGGCCCCGGGAGCGACCCGGGGCCTGTCCTGTCCCTTGCGATCGGGACCGCGATCGTGTGCGGGCTGTTCTGCGTCGTGCCTCCGCTGATCCCGGGCCGCCACCCGTCGGAGTCCGCAGCACTCAGCCCTGTCGGTGTGTCGGAGCGGCGGGACTCGAACCCGCGACCTCCAGGTTATGAGCCTGGCGAGCTGCCAACTGCTCCACGCTCCAGCGTCGAGTGAGTATAGACGTTCACCTGGCGTCTTGTCCAGTACCACCCTTCTCTCGCTTATCTCGGCACTACAACCACGTCGGCCAGCAGGCTCGGGCGATGAAGGCCGCCGCCGAGCTGGCCAGCCGCCCGCCTGACGCTCAAACGAATGGACATTGTTCAGTGTGAAATTGAGGTGTAGCCTCAATAAGTATGGGGCTTATCTCGCAAAGGTGCGAGAAAAGCGAGATAAGCGAGATAAGCCCCTGAAACGCTTGAAATCCAGGCGTTTTCGTCGCGGAGTTCTCCGCGAGAGAAAAGCGAAATAAGCGAGAAAAGCCCCCCCCCGAGCTTCGTCAGCGGGGCCGCACCTGCCGCACGACCGACCGCAGCACCCCGAGCACGCGGAACGGACGTGCTGTTCGACCGCCGGCGGGCGGCCTGGGTGTCGAGTCGGGAGGCGGTCGAGAGGTTCCGGGCGGAGATGAAGGCGGCCCGGGCGAAGGGGTGAGGCGTACTGCGGGGTGCAGCGCACTTGAGGGCCGGCGGGGCGGTTGTACTGCGTGGTGCAGTACACGCTCATCCATGGCGCGGGCGGAGCACCCCGCAGAGCTCGAGCACGGCCAGCAGCAGGAGCAGCAGGACGAGAGCGACCGCGCCGGCCACGCACCTCTCAACGAGGCGGCGGCCGGCGCGGTCGAGATAGTCGCCGCGGCGGGGTGGCATCGGTCAGGGCTTCCCGGGCTTGTCCGGCTTCTTCTCCCAGGGGAGCGTCGGCCGCTTCTTGCCCTTGGCGTCCGCCTTCTCGGCCAGACAGGACATCAGGTACCAGAGGACGGGCTGCTTTCCTTCGGAGGCAAGCTCCCGAGCCAGCTCGTACCAGTCCCCGGCCATCCCGATGTTGTTGCGCGGGGTAGTGTGCCGCCCGCTGCTCGGCTTCTTCTTCTCTGCCATGACGCTCATGGTACAGCAGCCGCAGTAACCCGCGGACCCCCTCAGTAAACGATTCGGGCGAGTTGCCGCCGCGGTACATTATACCAGACTCGGTGGTGTTGCGGAGTTCCGCAAAATATTTTGGCACCCCGCTTGACTCCGCGGCTTACCGCGGTAATATACCCGTGTCGAGCCAACCAGTCAACCGGCCCGACAGCCCGACGAGACGGCAGGGGAGTGCGAGCCTTCCCACGGGCTCTGACCTGACACACCGGAGGAGGAGCGATCATGCTGGGATGGATGCGACGACTGCTGGTGGACGACCCCCGGACGCGGGAGGAGCTGGAGGCCGTGCCCCTGCTCCGCCAGCAGGTGGCCGAGCTGACGGAGGACCTGGAGGAGCGGACGGGGGAGCGGGACGCGCTCACCGGCGCCGTCGACAGTTACCGGGACCGGCAGGCCGAGCTGTCCCGGCGGCTGACGTCGGCCGAGTTGGACCGGGACACGGCCCGCACGGAGCTGACGGCGGCCCGGGGTCAGGTGGAGGACCTGACGCGACAATTGGAGGCGACGTCGGCCGAGCTGGCCCGCGCCGAACGGTGTGCTGCCATGCGGGGTGAGGCTTTCGACAGGGCGAATGATGACGCTGTCGCCCTCGCCGCCGAGCGAGACCAGCTCCGCGTCACGGTCGAGACCATCACGGGGCACGCCCGCCTCATCGACTCCTCCCTGGTCTACGCCCGCAACCGGGTCGAGACCCTGCTCGCCCAGCTCGACGCCGCTCCGGAGGCCAAGTCGTGAGCATGCCCGACTACTACCCCGACCGCATCCGTCACAACGCCGTCGCCCGGGTGGGCCGCTACCCGGCCCGCTACATCACCGCCTGCGGGCGGAACGTCAGCGCGTGGGGCATCGGCGAGTTCGGCAGCCGGCTCGGCGACCAGCGGCACGTCTGTCGTCAGTGCGCGGAGCGGGTCGGGCTGGACGCGATCCAGGCCGTCCTCCAGCCGCCGACCGTCGTGAGCCTGACCGACGCCGCGGTCAGCCGGGGCGACCCGATCGAGGGGGCCAAGCCGCGCGTCCTGGACACCCACGACCTCGGCGGGGAGGGTTGATCATGCGGGCCGCGCCCGAGCTCCGGAACCGGATGGGCCCGGGCTGGCAGTCGATCAAGGACGACCGGAACCGACCCGGGTACGCGACGCAGGACCTCCGGTTCACGGTGGTCCGGGTCCAGGGCGAGTACGTCGTCCGCGGGCCGAACCGGACGCCCGAGCGGGTGCGGACGCTGGTCCACGCCCGCGGGCTGGTGGAGGAGTGGCGGCGGATCGAGGCCCGGACCCTGGAGGCGTCATGAAC